TCAGACCACCAGATTGTTCATTTCGCAGTACTCTTCCCAATCGACGCCCAACACTTCGGCCGCCTCCTTGTGCAGTTCCAGACGCTTGGCCTCAAACTCTTCAGGGGTGCTGGTGTACTTGAGCGTCAACTCCCACGGCTGCAAGCCCTGGGCCTCGGCTTCGTCCTCGAACGCCCACTGGATCTGGTCCTTCTGCTCATCAGGACTCAGGTCCTTGATCTCTTCCAGCAGTTGGGGCGCATCGAGCTTGTATTTCTCCAGCGCTTGTTCGTGACGTTGCTCTTGAGTTAATTCGGTCATGGCGTTCTCGCTGATCGTAAGAATGGAGGATGGATCTGGATCATCAAGGATCTCTCTGACGCGGACTGTCCGGCCTTCGGAACCATTCGGGATCATCTGAAAACTGCTGGGCGATGCTCATGCAGGCATCGAATATAGGACGTTTGCATGACGAATTACACGGCTCTTTACATCTCTCGAACAAAAACTTGACCTGCGGAACATAAATCCGGATTTTGAATCATAGCAATGTGCCATTTCGGCACTCACTCTTGCTGTTCACAAGGAAAACCAGTGATGCGCAGCTTTTCGAAGAATTGTTCCGTTGTGTCTGCCAGTGCCTTGCTCGCCGCCATGCTGTTGCCGGCCAGCGCCATGGCGCTTGAATTGAGCAACAGCAGCTCATCCTATGGCGACAAGGTTTCGCTGATTCACAATGACTACGGCAAGGATGTTGTCATCAAAAGCGATATCAGCATTGATGAACTGCAAAAGATCCGCGATACCGTCCGCGATCAGTCACGCCAGATTGAAGAACTCAAACGCAGCAGCGGTTCGAGCTCGAACTCCAGCAGCAAGGAAATCGATGACCTGAAGAGCAAGGTCAAGGATCAGGACCGGCAACTGGATACCCTCGGACGCCAGGTCGAAGACCTCAAGCGCAACAGCGGCTCGAGCTCGAATTCCGCCAGCAGCGAGATTTCCAGCCTGAAGCAGAAAATCAACGATCAGGATCGCGCCATGGAACAACTCAAACGAACCGTCGAGGATCTGAGCCGCAAAGTGAAATAAGGGAAGTGGTGCCCGAGACAGGAACCACATCTGGGCGACTTTTCCCAATGGCAATTGGGCTGAGCGATGAACCAGAAATGCTAATGGACTAAACGATGTACTTTTTTCGATATGCTGCGCACGACTTCATGGCTCAGCTGATCAATATTGCGTATTCTGCAACAGCATTTTTACCATACTGAGTGTCAACATGAATCAAAGAATCGACATTGCGCAAGGGGGCGCAGATCTCCAACCTATAGAGCAGGCAACAACCAAGCCTATTCGGCACCCGAACTTCGACATTATGCGTCTGTTCCTCGCTCTCGAGGTGGTGTTCGTCCATGCCTGGGACGCAGTAGATCCAAATTTTAATTGGCCTGGTTGGATCATGGCGGTGCCGGCCTTCCTGGCGATCAGCGGTTTCCTAGTCCTGCAAAGTTACGAGTCGTCCAAAAACTGGACTGCTTTCATGAAGAAGCGCGCGCTTCGATTGCTGCCGGCTCTATTCGCGTCTTTCGCTGTGTGCCTGGTGCTGGTCGACTGGCCAGCGACATACAACTCAATCCTGAACTGGGTTACTGGCGGGCTCTATACGCTGCCCGGCCTGAAGAACGTTCCGCTATGGTCGCTCGCCTGGGAAGAGCTGGCGTATGTAATCCTTGCCCTGCTTTGGATGGCTGGAGCGTATCGCCGCCCGATCTGCATCGTGGCGTTACTTGCTTTTTCGCTGGTTGTGGTGGGGCTTTCAGCAGACTTCGAGCCGCACACAAGAATCATAATGTTCCTGGCGCCTTCCTTCTTCATCGGCAATTTGATGTATTTGTATCGAGAAAATCTGATGAAGGTAAGCCCGGTAATTCCGTGGATATTCCTGTATATAACCATCCAGTGGAGATATGTGCCTGAGTCGTCATACTTCGGTGGGGCAATGCTTATTTCTATGCATGCATTCTCAGTTGTCTGGGTAGGAATGGCCGGCTTTAACATTGCACGGTTTAAGTTTCCAGACATTAGCTACTCAGCTTATATCTACCACATGCCTTTGATTCACTTCGTACTCTTCAAATTTAAGCCTCAGACACTGACAGAGATGCTGATAATTCTGTCAGCGCTGCTTATTCCACTTTGTGTAATAAGCTGGTACGGATTAGAGAAACCGTTTTTGGCATTAAAGAACAAAAGAAAATAAATATCGCGGCGCCTATTATGGCGCCGCGACTATTCATCCTATAACTTCAACTGACATGTAAGTCGAACCGTTATTGACAATAGACAGCGCTGCGGTGCTGTCTTGCGCAGCTACCAGTCCGATAGCATCGCCAGCTGCGACCTCGATAATAGCGCTCGTTAGGGTCTGCGGCATCACTCCAGAAGACACCGATTTTTGCTGCGGGAGCCCCGGAGCCGTTACTCCATTTTTCTGGAACCTGATTGTTCTGCTACCAGTCGAGCTGCTTGCCCAGTAAACCCCGGCAGTTACCTTGATGCGATTCACGCCGCTAGGAATTACTACGGCCCCACCCGATATTGTTGCAACCATTCGGTTTGTGGTCTGTACAGTGAAGTTCACTGCTGTATCCGTGGCGTTAGGAATCGACTGATCGGCAGATAGCTGAACAAGTGTCGTCCTTCCAACGGCTGTATTATTTTGACGACTTACTGTGCCGGTGGCTGTGGTAGTTCCTGAAATAGAATTCGCCTGCTCATGAGTGAATATCGCACCTGAGTTCCCAAGAAGGACATAGGCGACCGTGCTTGACGCATCACCAGACTCTGTACAACCACGAATAACCAACTCGATATTTCTTGAGTTCGCGGTTGATGCGCCAAGAAAGTTGGCATAAATATTTGGTGAGGATCGCGAGTTGGTGACGGCGAAGCAACCGTCAAAAATCAACCCTTTAATATTCTGCACGATGGTTGGAAGTCCGGAAATATCGGCCGAAGAGCTTCTAACCAAATAGCCTTCCTGTCCGTTGCTCTCTGCCCCGCACCCAGAAAGTACGGTCGTGTTCATGTTGCTGAACACCCATCCAGGCCCACTGTTTCCATCAGCCGAGCAGGATTGAAAGTTCGAGTAGATCATGCCATTGACATCCCACCCGGCGCCCTGGTTGCCGCCGACAGGATATGCAGCATCGCCACCGCCCCAGCAGCGCACAGCGCTGAACGATGTGTGGAAGCCGGACATTTTGAAACCGTTGCCGCCGTTGTTTCGCGACTCCACGTCACGGAAGCTTTGCATATACGAATCAAGGCTTTGAACGCCATGACTGCCACTGAACTCTACGATCACGTTCTCCATGAACGTGCGCGACATGGTGCTGACGCCACCTCGGATTGCGCCCTTGTTCCAGTTAACGCCGACAGCTTTTGCATACTGGATTTTAAGGTTACGCAACCCGCAGCGACCGCCCCAACCAATGACGCCAATCCCATCCTTGCCGGCGGCGCACGCGCTGAAATCGAAGATCGCTGCGCCGATCCCTACGCCCTGGATGATGATGTTATGAAATCCGATTCCTGAGATTGGGTTCAGCAAAAGCTCGTCATTGAATTTGTATGTCGCGCCGGCTGGATAGTTAAGCGTGCCGCCGCCCTTCGACCGAACCCACGCGTAGTACGCTTCATGCGCTACGTTGTTCATGGTCGCCCCATCGCCCACAACGCCGAAAGTCGTCGCGTCAGGCACGCCAACAAATTTATAACGCGACGTCCCGATGACGATCACCGTCCCGTTGTTGTCGGCGCTGGCAGTGTCAGCGGTGTCCAGGAAGTAGATACCGCCGCCGAACCCCTTCACCGTGTGGCACAAGAGATTGATCTTGGTGAAGATCGCCGGGTTGATCGATCTGAACTCGGTCATGTTGGCGACCGACCGCGCCAGGCGATCCCGAATAATCGTTCCAACACTGGTCCCGTCTGAGTAGAGGACGTTGAAAGCGTTGTTTATCGGGCCCGCCCCCGTTTGCAAAATCCCGGAAACGTAATCCTCAACCGAATATTTGGTCGCTGCGTCCTGCGGTGCTACAGGGTTTTTTACGTTAGAGATAATGCGATTTTCAGCGTCGTAGTAATCCCGCCCAAACGGCCGAACCAATGCCCGTTTGAAAATTGAAAAACCTTGCTGAATCAGCATCGTCAGTCGGTCGAATACATCTTCATGTGTTTCGGCCAGAAACTTCCCCTGATTGCGCAATGACGTTTGCTGATAGGCATCCATTTCGCGCGAGACGACAAGCTGACCAGGCCCCGCCAGCGCCGTGGAAGTGACAATGCTCCCGCCCGCGTCATTGCCCGCACCGCTAACCGTGTACTGACTTCCCAGATTCAAAGTCGATGAAACCCCATTTGGATCAACGTATGTAACGATCAGATCCTCATTGGCGAGAAACTTGAAAAAGAACGGGAAGTTAGTCGTAACCCCATTCGTTGAAAACTCAGCAATGCTGTTAAGCGTTGGTACGGTCACTGTTGTGACTCCTTTTCTCTGGGCAAAAAAAATCCCGCACAAGGCGGGATCAATGGGGATCTGTTCGTTTAACGGGCAATGCCCAGCGGGTCGGAATAGCTTTGCGAAGGACGCACCAGGAACTGCTGGCCATTTTCCTTTTGAATCCGCTGCTCGGTACGCCTGAGCGATCCGGGGTTCATGGCTTCCTGTACGGAGTAGAGGAACAGGTGGTCCATCGCAATGCGCGTGTAGAACAGGTTCAAGAAAGGAGTGTTGCCCAGCGCCAGCCGGAAGGCTGATGAACCGGCGTCATCCCCTGAACGAACCTTGCTCCACAGGTCGACGGCGCTGGCAGCGGTGCCAAGCGTGGGGCCAGCCAGCGTTTCCAGCGGCTTATTACCGAAGCGGCTGACCTCTCCAAACATGAAGTCTCCGAAGATCCCGAAGCCGCCGCCCTGCACCATTGCTGCGACCCAGGTCTTCGGATCATCGACCGGACGAGGCTCCCGGCCCTTGGCGACATCCTTGGACGCCATAGACAGGTAACCGAACGCCGTTGTCCATAGCAGCAACTGGGCTATGCCGAGCTTTTCCCCGTTGCCGTTGCGCAGCGCCGCGATCAGATCCTTGCTGCCGCGATACCCCTCGCCCAGTGGCGTCGGCGCGTAGCCACGGCCGTACAGCTCTCGGCCGAGCGTCTTCTGCATGTACGCGGCCGGGAAGCTCTTGAACTGGGTCAGGAATCGATTTAGGTCACCCATCATCGTGCCCGGGCGTGTGCCCTGGTTCATGATCGATCGAGTGCGCGCGTCAGGCTCCAGCACCGCGTAGCTGACACGGTCATTCACGTAACCGCGCAGGCTGCGCTCGAGCCCTTCGCGTGTCTCGCGAATTGCCGAGTCGGACACCTTTCTGCCCTGATCTGTCAGATAGGCGCTGATCTTCTCGGCAGGAATATCAGCGATGCCGTCAGGGGTGAGGTAGTCGCGCCCGTCCGCCATCTTGGTGTCCATGCTGCGCAACAGGTCCCACTTACCGGCATCGATGTCATACAGAGACAGGGTGCGGCGCAGGCCGGCGTCCATGGTGGCCATGGATCGACCTTTGTTCTGGGCCAGGTTGTGAGACATCATCAGGCCCGCGCTGGCCTTGTTGGCATCAGTCCACCATGACAGCCCGTTCAGCTTGAAAAACAGCGACATCCCGCGCGACATCTTGCCGCCCACCGAGTCATCGGCGGAGAAGCGGCGCATGATCTCGCCGCGCATCGAGTCGGCGTAGACGCCAAAGCTCGACAGGATTTCACGCTGCTCAAGGCTGCCTTTGCCCTTCACCAGGCCGGCGGTCATTTCTCCCAGCGAGCCGAGGAAGTTCTTGCCTTGGTAACGCATTTCGCTGGCGGCAACCGGCAGATCGGTGAAACTGGAGAGCAGCGCGCCGCCGAGCTTTGACAGTGACTGCCAAGCCCGGACGTTCGCAGCGATACGCGCCTGAGTGGCGTTGCCGGGGATCCTGGTCTGCCCGCTCACCTCAGCGAACCGGTTCTTGATCATCGTTTCACGGGCGGTGTTGAAGTTGGCCAGCGCCGCCGGATCGCCTGACTTGCGAACGTCCTCGGCGATGATGTCCATCACCATGTTCAGGTTTGCTTCTGGGTTGGTCCCCAGTTTGCGCATCAGTGCAGTGTTCTGTCCGGACAGGTCGAGTCCGCGCAGAACTGCCTCGCGCAGGTTGCCGGTACCGTAGAGCTGGTTGTATTCATGCCAGGCCACGCCGTCCTTGAAGTGCAGCACCCGCTCCTGGCTCATTTTCTTCGCAATGTTGGCCGGCCCACGGAAGCCATTGGGCTTGGCCTCGGTCTGGGATTTCAGGTGGTCGCCGGTGACCAGCCCGTCGTACACGCCATGCAGAAAGCTTTTTTCGTTGGTGATGCCGTCGAACGTCTTCGGGTCGAGCCTTGGCAGAATGTCGGCCGCCCACTTATCGAAGCCAGCCGAGCCGATTTTCTCGCTGTCGTGGCTCTGGCGTGCGATGTAGCCCGGCAGCTTGCCGATGCTGGCGCCCGCCTGGTTCGCGTCGAGACGGGACGCTTCCTGATATTTCTCAATGATCCGGGCGATATCAACGACTTGGTCATTCAGCTTTGAGGTGTCAAGGCCGTTGCCGATCTTCCACAAAGCGTCGGCGATATCGACGTCAGAGCTGCCTTTCGCCAACAACGCAGTCAGGTCTTTGGCTTCGAGGTCGTGGATCAGGCCGCCGATGTAAGCGTCACCGAGCGACTTCTGTTCAGCGGCTACGGACAGCCTGGAACCCTGCCGTGCGAGGTTGGTACCAACCAGCAGCGATTCAATGCCGAGGTCGGGGCGGTCGGCGAAGTTGCCGCGAATGAACGCGACGATTTCACCGCGACGACGCAGGTTGATCAGCGCGTTGCGCCGCTCGATCAGCGCGGCATGTCGCGCCTGCTTGCCCAATTCGTCAGCAGCTTTCAACGTCGCCTGTTCCATGCCCAGGGCGCCTTCCCTGGCCATGATTTCTTTGGTTCGGCCGCGCAGCAGTTCGAATATTTCAGCAAGTTCAACATCTTCCAGATCGCCAGCGGCGGCGCGTACAGCATCAATGCAGGGATTCATTATTGTTCGTTCCTTATGTCGCACACGGCGGCGGCGCGATACGCCTTCGAATAGCTTTCAGCCCGCTGCTCCTGAGCAGCCACGGCTTCGGCTTCATCACGACTGGCGGCCAGAACGGCGGCGCGATCCGCCTCCGGCATTTGCTCAAGCATTTCATTGACCAGCGCTTCGTCCTCGTCGAAAGCCTTCTGCGCCGCGTCCAGCTCATCGATGTCCGCAGCCTTGGCACCAGCGTCGACACGCAGGCTTTCGGCCTGGCCTTCCGGGTCTACCCGGCGTGCAACGGGACGTTTGAAATGCTCCATCGCTTCGGCGGACTTGGCCGATGATTCAAGGTCGAACAGAGCGTTAACGTCGATATCTCGACCTGTCACGGCCTGTGACACGGCGCTGCGCAGTGCGCTGTCTCGCACGGTCCAATCAGCGGCAGCGGCCGTCTCCCGGGCGGTGCGTACAGCGGTGCCCAATGGACGAAGGGCATACCCCTTCATGATTTGTTTTGCACGAGCCTCGATCTGAGGGCGCAAGCGTTCCGGGATTTCGCCACGCTCAATCAGGCCGAGGTCGCGCCGATCAAACTCACCGGCACGGTTGCGCTCGAGCTGGGTATTGATTTCAGCCTGGCGTGCGCCGATCTGCTCGCGCTGGGCGTCAATGGTGTCGCGTGCTGCGCGCTCCGCCTGCTTGCGGGTCATGCGCTCGCCCTGGAACTGCTTGGCGAGGTCCTTGAACGTTCCGTCCAGATTCATCGCCTGCTGCGTCAGCGATAGCCTTTCGGCGTGCAGGTCGGCCACATTGCCCACGCGCTCGCCGGTCAGTGTCGGACGGATTTCGTCGATCGCCTGCGCCTGGGCATTTCGGTAGAGCGTGGCGCTGTCCTCTTCCAGGTGCCGGCTAAGCGAGGCGCGTAAGGCCGCTTCCGGATCTTGGTCAAACACCTTGGCAAAGTCGGCTGACAGGCCCCGCTCCCGCAAGGAAAGGCTTTGCGGCGCTTGGCTTTCAGCGATTTTCGGCGCGACCTCACTCCCAGGGGTTTCGGTCGCCAGTCGCCGGCGAAGCGCGTCGGAAGCGGCGCCCCCAACCGTGTGCAGCCCGCCACCGAGAACGCCGCCCAGCGCGATGTTGGCCAGCGAATCAGAAAGACCGTATTCCGTCTGGTCTAGGCCGGCAGCAAGAAGTGGCAGCGGCTCGATCAGCGCAGCACCGACAGCGCCCTCAACAGCGCCGACGCCGGCCCGAACACCCGCGCGCCCAAGCGGTGTTGCAGCGCGCCCCAGCATTGCGGCATACCGCGCTTCGCCAACGACTGGAACAAAGGCCGATGCAATGTTGAGCGGGTCCAGCAGCGAAGCGGCAAGACCGGCAGCAATCTGAGTTCCAAAGGATCCGCCATTGGCGCGGGCCAGCACCTGCTGGCGCGCCGCCTGCTCGCGGTGTCGATCAATCAGAATGTCGAGAGCGCCCTGCCGAATACCCTGATCGGGGATCTTGATCTCCAATCCCATGCCGGCCACACGATCGCGCGCGGCCTGCGCATCAAGCATTGGGGTATCTGGCTCGTTGCGCGGCGGTACCAGAATCGATTCGGTGTCGCCTGTCAGGCGCAAACCCTCCTGGGCCTGCGTCAGCTCTTCGCTGCGCATGATCGAGTTCGAAGGGTTGGTTGTCAGTGCTGAACCGAAGGAAGCGTCGAATACCTCGCCAGCTTCGGCGGGAATATCCAGCATCGTGCGCCGATCAAGTACCGGCGCGTCACCTGCAAAAATCGTCATGGCATCATCACCGACGGCGCGACACGATACTGGCCGGCCTCCTGCAAACCTTGCTGCTGGAGCTCAGACCAGGTACGAACGATTGGCTTGCCGTCCTTTCCACGGACGCGGTAGCCGTTGAGGGTTAGCGAAAGACCGCTCTCGTCGTTGGTCGGAACCCATTGGCCGCCGGCCAGCAGCGCGTCGTGCAACTGGCTGGCGTTCTCTTCAGGGGTGACACCCTTGAATCCAGGCAGCGGCATCAGGTCATCGGCTTTGATACTGCTCAATGCCTTCTCTGCGCCCCGGCTCACGGCGGTGGTGTCCAGCGTTTTCGGTACGCGGTAGGTGCCGAAGAAATCGTATTTTTCGTTGACCATTCCGTCGACGACCTTCTGCGCCGCATCCTTCGGGCTTTCACCCTGCAACACATAGGAGGTCGCGGTGCGCACGGCTGCTTTGTACATGGTGCTGAACGTGCTGATCCCGCCGGCCTGGCCCTGGAGGGATTCGGCAAAAGGCAGCATGGCCTGTTGAACGCTTTGGCCTATTTCATCCTGCTGGCCTTTCTGCAAGCCCGCGCTCAGCTCTTTGTCCTTCAGCGGGGCCACGGAGGCCATACGCTCGGCGATGTCCTTGGGCAGGCCGGTTGCAATCACCTGAGCCTCGGCCGGCAGCTTGTTGCCGACCTGCTGCAGCACGGCCGAGAAGTTCGGACCCCACAGCTGCGCCTGCTGCTCGATCAACGTTGCCGCGTTTTCGCCGCCATTCACCTGTTGATTGAACTGTGCTGCGAACTGATCGGCGGCCGCATCCGGCAATAGCTTCGGCTGTGCGACACCGAGTCGCTGCTGCTCTGCAAGGGTCGTGGTCGCGTAAACCTGGTAGGCCTCCGGCGTGCCTTCTTCTTGAGCGTTGGCGAATGCTCGCTGCACGACCGGGCTGTACTTGGTTACATACGCGGCCGGATCGGTTTGCTGCTGTTTCAGCAGGCCAACGCCCACAGACGTCAGGTGCTGGTAGAGCTGGGAGTCTTCTTTGAATCCCTCGCCGGCAGTGCCATCCTTTGCTGGCTGGAATTTGCTCAAGATTTCCTGACGTTCTTCGGGCGTTGCCGTTGCGAACTCACGGATCGCCGGCGCAACAGCTTGGATCTTGACGAAGGATTTGTACTGATCTTCAGCCTTGTCGCCGTAGGCAGCCTTGAAGTCCGCGTAGCTCGGTGGATTATCGAAGTCCAATCCTTGCGAATAGGCGGCGCTGGCGTCCTGCACGCGGCCGCTCAACTCCATACGGTTGATGGCTTGCATCTGGCGGGCCTCTACCTGGCGCTGCCGCGCTTCCGCCTCGAGCCGGCGGAAGCCCTGATCGATACCGTTACTGGCGCGGATCTGGTCCTCTGCGGTCATCTGGTCTTTGTACGACTCGAAATAACCCTTCGCCTTCTGCGGAGAGTCCACCAGCATGCGCTGGATCACCGCAGTAGACATGCCGCTGACTGTGCTGAGGCGTTCAGCCTGTGCGGCTTCTGGCGACAGGCCAAGGCGTTCGGCGCGACTGGCCAGCACCGCGTCGATCTTCTGCCGGTAAGCGTCGACTTTCGCAGGATCCTGGTATTCGAGGGCGGCGCCCTGCATGGACGTTTCAAGCTGACCCTTCTCGACCTCGCCGTAATAATTCTGGCGCTCGCCGTATTCGTAACGGTTCAGGTCATTGGATAAAGAGTTGCGGCGACTGCTGACGATCTGCGCATAACGAGCGCGCTGCGCATCGCTGGTCAGGTTCTTGGCAATCTCGGCCTGAGTCTGATCGAACTGGTCAAGTGTCTGGTTGGTGACGTCGAGAGCGTTCTTGCCCTTGCGGGTGAATACGCCCCCGTTTTCGTCATACATCGCCTTTTGTTGCCACTGCGTGAGCTGGTTGTCGGCTTCCATCAGCATGGCGGTGTCGGCCTTCTCGCGCTCTTTGGCGACAAGGATTTCAGCGCCACGCTGAAAACTGCGCAGCCCGGCCTCGATCGCCGAGTTGTCAGGCGCAACGGCGCGAAGCTCTGTCGCCCGGGTCGGCTGCTGCTGAACCTGAGCCGTGTCGAATGTCGGTACCCGAGCCATTACCTTCCTCCCGCGAATGAGCCGAACGCGCTACCGAGGCCACCGAGAATCGAGCCGGTGGCCTTATTACCAGCGTTGGTGACGGTTTGTGCAGCGTTCGCGCGATCCTGCTGGGCCTGAATGCGATAGCCGTAGGCTTCACGCGCGGCGTTGTTCTGGATCGTCAGCGCATCCAGCTCACCAATCATCGCGGTGTCGTCCTGGAGCTGAGCGGCGCTGCCGCTGTTCACGTCAACTCCGTTTGCGGCCTGTACGGCGCGCTGGGTGCCGACTGCCTGACCAGTGCGCACGCGCTGCCAGTCGGCAGAAGTGTCGCCGGCGGCGATAGTGTCATTGGCCGCCTGGTCCTTGAGAGCAGCGTTCTGCTTGAACATGCCAGCGTTAAAGGCGCCTTCCTGCTTGGCGTTCTGCGCGCCCATCACGCCGCCGGCCAACGCAATGCCTATCGGGATCAATGCCATCCAGCACATATCAAATCTCTCTGTTCAGGGTGAACGGGTGAAAGGGGAAGCCACGCGGACCATATGGAACCGCTGGGCCAAACTCGAAGCCGAGCCACTTCAACCAGCGGATTGCGGCCGTGTTTCGGGCGTCGACGTAATTGATGAGGTGCCATTGCCTGGTCAGCATTCCCTGCACCTCTGGCTTGCAGACCTTCAGGAAGGCGCGCGCGTGACGCTCGACGTGGATAGTGCTGATCAGCCACGGAACGCCAACCGATCCAAGAATGCTGTAAACCGCATCGCCGAACACGGCGACTACCAGGCCATCAACGACGATCTTGCGTGCGTTGAGGCTGCCGGTGACCGCTTCGCGCAGCGCCACATCCATGGGGATGCCCAGCGCCTCGGTGATCTCGTCGATATCGGCCTGGCGAACAACGGGCAGGATCTCTGCCACGTCGTCAACCGTGACTGGTAAAACCTCAGCGGCCGCCAATGGTCACCTCCGGGATTACCGCGAGCACTGCCAGCGGCAGCGGATCGGTCTGCCGAATAAACACCCGGCCTTTGCCTTGCCAGTCGTTAGATATCGAAATCTCGGCCTGACCGGTGATGGTGTCGAGGGGCTGCTCGTAGGTCTCGCGGCTTGTTTTCTTCTCGTAGAGCGAGTTTTTATCCTTGCCGGCGAAGATCCCTCGGGACTCTTCGACGATCACGGTTAGGCCGGTTACCGCGATTTTCTTATCGAGAACAGTCTCGTTTGCGTTCTTCAGCTCAAGATCCAGCGTTTCCATGTCGGAGTGATATGGCAGGCCGATGTGCGCAACGCCTGCGTACTCTTGCAGCACGACCGATCCGCTCGTTACAGCGCGCTGCGGGTGCACGCTGCCATCGGCGAGGATCGACACGGTTTTCCCTTCAAGGTGCGCCAGCCCTGAAATGGTCTTCGCCTGGCGTGCCCAGGACGAAACGGCGACGTTGCGCAGGACCTCCGGACAAATGATCAGCAGCTTCACCGTAACCACTGACGTGCTGGTGTAACCGACCACTTCGACACGGACCGTCTCAGTGGTGGTGTCTTCATTGCTGTCGGCGATGGCGCGCTTCAACGAATAGTGATTTCCGACACTGCCGACCGTGAATGGAGCGTGGCCAACAGCAGTCATCGTCACGACTTCTGGATATTGCCAGTTGGTCCCGCCAGAGAGGGTCAGGGTTTTGCCGCTGTCGGTGTTCCGGCCGTCATAGGTCAGGCCGCAATCCACGAAGAAGGAGTCCTCGATATTGAGAATCTGGCGGGTGGCCATGCGCTCGACATAGCGCTTTTGCACACCGTTGATGGTGCGGCGCACCACCATGTACAGCGCGTCCTCCTGGCCTTCGGGGATGCAGGCGATCGATTCGACAAAGCCATCCGTGTCATGCCAGTGCCAGCCAACGAGCTGCTGCTCTGGCAGGTACGTCAGGCCGAGCAATACGCCGTCATCGCGCACGTACCAGACGATCGAGTCGGGAATTTTCTGGTACGCAACGCTGGTCAGCTCATAGCCGCGAAACAGGTGGGCGCTGAAGATGGTGAGGTCGTCGGCCGCAAACCCGTCGGAGTCGAGCGAGTACCCGAACGCGGAAACCCGGCTACCGCGCGCCTGAACGTATACGGCGCTGTTGCCAACGACCACCGGCGGAACAATCGCCGATCCGTCGTAGCCTTCCTGGCTGGCCTGAATAGTCTTGGCTGTTAGTCCGGTATCGCCGCCGGAGAACGTCCACTCACCACCCGAGGTCAGACCCAGCAGCTTCCGCAGGCCCAGCAGGTGGCGCATGCGGTTCACTTCACGGCTGGCAATGGTGAACGTGATCGCGTCATCGTCCTTGTTCGGTACCGAAAACCCGAAGTTCTTGAACAGGCCGGTTTTCGACATCCACACGGTCTGTGGGTTGAGGTTGCTGCCGGCGAACACCAAGCGCTGCTGGTAGTAGCCAACCGCGCCGGGGTAATTGTTCGCGCCCACAAACGGATCGTTGCCGTTCGGTGGCGTATCGGTCTTCACCGCCGTGATGTTCCGGTCGGTGAAGGTCAGCGCTGTGGCGCGGCCGATGAATCCATAGATCCCGGCGCCGGCGTTGTCCTTGTAAACGATGTAATACGTCGCCCCTGGCACAGCCGGCCACACCACCGTCGCCGAGGCAGTGTCGGGGAAGACCGTGACGGTGTTCGACGTGACCGGCAGCGATTCGTCAATGCTGTTCCCGTCATCCAGAACCGCCGTGATCTGGTAGCGCCAGACCTGCGTATTGGTCCCGGTGCCGGCTGTAGGTGTCGCGGTGGCCGATGCCGGCGCCGCGATACGCGGGGCGAGACTGATTTCAGATGTGACCCAGTTGTCGTGGGCAAGGCGGCCCAGCTCGCGCGGCTTGTACGACGGGTGCGCAAAGGTCATCAGGTCGGCGGACTGGGTGAAGTTCAGCTGTTGCAGATCGAACTGCGTGTACGGCATTCCAACCTGATACGGAAGCCCAACGAACGGTCCACCACTGAAAAGCACCTGGCCACCGTCCTTGATCACCCGCATCTGCAGATCCCCGAATTGCAGGATGTAGGTCTGCTCGTCGTTGAACTGGAACGGGATCAAGCGGTTCAGCTTGTTGGAGTCTGCCACCTCGCAAACGAATTTGGTGCCAGGGCGATTACGCACTCCACCGTACGGCATAACCATGAAGTTCCGGCAAAGCTTGAGCCCGGTGTAATACCGGGCGATATCGGTACGCGCGCTGGCTGACGGCGACAGCTCGCCGGCGGCGAACGTTGGCTGCAATACGCTGGTCATCGGCGCACCGCCACGAACTCTGAATCAGGCTCAGGATCGTCCTGCGATTCATTGAAAGCCGAGGCCTCAGCCTTGGTCAGCGCGACCTGATACTGCTGTGTGGCGAACTGCTGCAGATCCGGCTTCGAGCTCAGCGGCAGCGCCAGATCCATCGCGAGGCGCCAAGCCAGAGCGTCGACAAACAGCGGGTCAAAGAACGTGGAGTCCTCAACTCGGAAGGTGAAGCGCACGCCTGCATCCGGCTGGTCGGTGTTGATCGTCCGGCCACCGACGTCATAACCGACTGCGTACGGGATCTGCATATCGGCGCTCATCGGGCGCCGCTGTCCAGGCTGGATGATCTCGCGAACCTTCAGACAGTCAGCCGGGTAGCGGTATCGGTAATCCCAGCCAGGCGCGGGACTGCCGATATCGGCAAGGTACACAACGGATTCCGCAAACGGCCAGGGGAAGTCGGCCAGCACCAGTTCGCGCAGCGTGCCGTAAAACACACTGCACAACTCCGCAGCCTTGCTCTTTTCGGTGAACGAAACGATAGGCTCGGTTTGCGCAACCCGCGACAGCGCGATGTTGCAGATCTCGATATCGCTTGGCATTCGGGAACCTCAGAAATAGGAAAGGGCCCCGAAGGGCCCTTAAGGGTTGCTGCTGTGAATCAGGCGTCAGGCAGTCCGTTGCTGTCGCCACCGTTGTTGTCATTGCTATCAGCATCCTGCTGGCCGACCTCCTTGGCCGGGGCTTCCGTGCCACCAATTTCACCGCCGGCATTCAGTCGATCAGCTTCCGCTTCGGCCTCAGCCTTGGTGCCGGTAAAGCTGCCGACCATCTGGCCGGCAGCGTCCTTGACGACGAACTTTCCAGCGGCGCCGCGAGCCGCGACGTAGCCCGTGTACTTCGGGACTTCCTTGGCCGGGGCTTCCGTGCCCTTTACCATCCATTGGTTGCTGAAGTGTTTCTTGTCGGTGAGCTGGAACGTGTCTCCAGGATCCTTGATGGAGCCACCATAGAATCCGCGCTCTTTCGCAGTAACTTGCATGATCTTCTCCTTACAGGATCACGGAGCCGCTGGCGTAGACAGCAGTGTCCTGCACATCCTTGACCAGGCCTGCCCAGAAGGTGCCAGCGGTGAGTGGGCCAGTTCCGATGACATAGTTGACACGCAGATAGCGGCGAACGCCGCGAGGTACGGCAACCTGTACCGGACGCTTTCCAGCAGCAAGGTCGGACAACGCCAAAGCGCCAGAATCGAACAACGTGACCCAGGTAGAGTTGTCATCACTGGTTTGCAGTTGGATGTTTGTGGTGGCTGCGCCAGCGGCCGCTGCGGCTACGAGAACGGCAACGACCAGATAAATTGGCTCACCGGCGCCGATATCTCGGCGAGTGTTGCCGTGAGTGAGCGGCCCGAGATCAATGACATCCGTAGATGGTGCGGTTGCCGTCACAACCTGAGCGGCTGCGAAGGTATTCAGTTTGTCGGTGATCATGTTTCTGTCTCCAATGATCCAGGGGACCAGCAGTCTTAGACTACTGGCGCCTCGGTGTTGAGAAGGGCATCGACAGTGCGGAAAGGCACGCCGCGCAAGCTGGTGCGGAACTCACCGTCGTACTCGTCGATTTTGAGCTGCACGTTTTTCTTGTTCATCGCCTGGATGTCGAGACATTCGCGAATTGTGCGGTTCATGTAGAACGCGGCGCGGCCCATCTTCAGGTTCGGGATGCGGTGAACGGCGCGGATCATGTTCTCGATCAGCTTGACCACAGATCCATCGGTGTCGGCCAGAAGATCGGAAATATCGATATTGCAAAGGCGAACTGCATAACGCCAGTCACGCAAAGCGACACCGTTGTCCCAGCCATAATGGTCGCGGAAGGCGCGGAATTTCTTGCCAGTACCGTCGTCCACCAGCTCAATGCCCATGTCTTGGTGATCAAGCCCGGCCTTGGAACCCTTCGGATAAATACCGTGGACGGTTTGATCGCCCCAGACGACCAGCCAGATGGAGGTATTGTCAGAACCAGAGCCGCCCATCTTGATGATGTTCTGCCCGTTCTTCGCGGTGCTGTCGCTGTAGCGCGGCGCCAAGCCCAGGGGTTGCGACGGGTTCAGTGCGCTGTTGCTGTAGAACACGGCAGAAGCCATGGTCTGGTTCATGCCTTCGACAAACGCGGCGTTTTCGGAGAGTCGGAAAGCTGCAGTGTTGCCGTTAAGCATCGCCAGCTTTTCGTCCACGGTGCCCAGCGCTTCGAGCATCGCGCAGGTTTCATCAACCTGTGCGGTGGTCGATTTTTCTGAAGGGATACCGGCGTTCAGTGCGCGCCATGCACCGGTAGGCAACCCGGTACGCACGGTGGTGCGGTGGCCGGTAGGCAGGTTGCCTTCGATCCACAGCATATCGGTAAGGATTTCGTTCGTTTGCGTGAGCATTTCAACAATGCGCGCTTGCTTCTGATCTGGGTCCTGACGCTTGGCCCAGTCGGCGAGCGTCAAAGCCGTGGTGGCGATAGTTGCCATGTGCATGTACTCCTTGGTTTAAGACTTGTTGCCGCCGTAGAAAACTTCTTCGTTCGACTTGCGGCCCGTTGTGGTTTGTCCGCCAGGCAAGACGAACTTGTCTTCCGAGATGGCCTGGCTGACGCGGTGGCAGAACTTGAACAAGGCCGGGTGATTGCCCAGTCCGGAGTTGTTGAGCAGATCCCGCAGGCCGTCGTCGCCGAATGCCTGGATGACCTTGACGGCGCTCGCCACGCTCTTGTCGTAGTTCTCGCCGCCCAGCTCTGGATCGTTTTTCACTGCCGTCGCCCACGCCTCTCCCTGCTTGGTGACAGCGGCCTGGTATTCCTCGGCTTGCTTGGCCGCCAACTTCGTTTGGAAGTCGACGATCTTCTGGGCCTTGTCCTGCGGAAGATTCAGTTCCTTGGCGAACTCCTTGAACTCACCGAGGATTGCTGTATCCAGCTCCATGCCTTCCGGCAGGGTGAAGTCGGCGTAGGCTTCAGGCGCGCCCTGTGCCTTGTCAGCAGCCTCATCCTTGGGCTTTCCGTCTTCGGGTTTTGCGGGATCACTTGGCTTTGCTGGGTCGCCACCTTCGGGTTTAGGGTCGGTGGTTGCCGGCGCTGCCGGTGGGGTCAACAGGGTGGAATCGGGAGCAGGCGCTGCTGCTGGAGCGGCTGCCGGCACAGCAGGTGCGCCGCCGGCCGGTGCGCCATCGGCTGGCGCTTCATTCATCAGGACGTGGCCCAGCAGTTTCATCATCAGGCGATTCAATTGGATTCATCCTCTACAGGCTTGGGGGCGTTCTCGGCGGCCATGACCGGGAACATCGCCGGACACAGGTCGTTGGTTTCGCCCAAAAGAAAAAGGCCAACATTTCGTTGGCCTTCGTTGAAGTTCATCACCCCGCCATGGGGGTTGAATGAGGGTTGGAACACCTTGCAATGCCCCATCAGTCGCCACATAAAGCGGCGCCCGCGCGGATCGCTCATCAGCCAGCGGAAGTCGGCGACCTCCTGCTGACGGGCAGTTTCCTTTGCGGTTTCATCCTGCTCGCGCAGTTCGTCGAGGTTGTCCAGATCGGCCATCACACAGCCCCCGCCAACTGAGTCAGGGCGTTGTTGCCGCTGGTGTCTGTCTCGCTGAGCATCTGTGCTCCCTGGATAACGCTGCCAAGCTCCTGCTGCATCTGCTGGGCTTGCTGCGCCTGTGCGCGCTGCTCGCGGATGGCCGCGACCTGATCATCAGCGCGGACCATCGTTGGCGGAACTCCGATCAACTCGAAGTACTGCCGAATCGCTTCGTCCGAATCCAGCAGGTCCAGAGCGTTCAGGCTTTGCGTGGTGGTGGCGACCTGTCCGGCGAAGCCAATAGCGCGTTCGATGCTCGACACACCGATCTGTTTCTGCGCCTGAGCCAGGATGCTGGTGAACTCGACTCGCAGGTCAAGGCCGGCCAGTTCTTTCGGCGGCGGCGGAATCAGTGGCGCGCCAGGCAGCAGTCCTGCCCAGCGAGGGATCGACTGTTCCAGCATCTGGTTGAAGTACATGTCGACCAGCGGATCCAGCAGATCGTCGGTCTGGCGCTCGAGTACAGGGCCGAGCATCAGCAGCTTTTCTTCCTTGCGGGTCGCGATCTCGTAAGCCGTCCGGACACTGTCCATCTGGCTGACCATCAGGAACAGGTCGACGAAGAACGCTGTGTCGATGATCTCGCTGTCTGCCTGGATCTCGCCGCGCAGCGCGCTCAACCATGCAGGCTGCACCTCGTACAACGGGGCAAACTTGGCGCCGACCTGCATATCGTTCAGGTAGGTGATGCTGCCCGGCAGGATCGAGGCACGCTGATTCTTCAGGCTGGCAGGTGCGCCCATCGGCGGACGCACACCCTTCTCCAGCAGCTCGGCCTTGCGACGTTCCATGAGCTGCACCGCCTTGGTCGAGCCGATGCACATGGAACCCGGGCCGGTGCCGTAAACGTCTTCGCCAAGAACATCCCAGCGCGGCGCCATGCACGGGAAGACCTTGAACCCGGACTTGCGCAGCACGCTGTCCTTGTCGCTGCCCTTCTCCCAGTACACCGAACGGAACGGCATGTTCTGGTTGTCCTGCTTGCCGGCTTCGCGGTTGTCATTCGGCTCAAGCGCGTGCACGACATCTACCCACGCCTCTGGGTTGGAAGTAAGCAGCGTTTGTGAAGTAGGGCTGAGGGCTTCTTTGCCGAACTGTTGCTCAAGCTGGCGGGCGGTCATGCGAAAGTCGCGGTAGAGCGTGTCCACCTGGTTGCGGCTGTTGTTGGCCAGCATGTAGCTGCCGACCGCCAGCGGGTACGAGCGCAGCAAATCCTGGTCATCCGGCAGCACAATCATCGGCGCGGTACCGAACACGCCTTCCTCGCTGTAGCGGTTGGGCAGGACGCTGTACAAGTTCGACCTGGCCATGACCTCGCGCATCGACGTCTCAACGGCGTACAGCCAGGCCTTGACCGGGGCGAACTCCATCATGTCCGGGTCAGGCGTGCCGAACTTCACCCAGGGCGCTGCCGGGTTGGTCATGCCGGTGTGCATGCCGGCGCCGAGCGTGCGGGCCGCAAAGGACGCGCGCGGGTTGATGATCTTCTGATCGCGGCGCTTGCCGTTGTTGGTGTCGGTGTTGTTCCAGCGCCCAGAGCGCGGGCTGATGAAGTCGCCCAGCTCCTGCCACTCAGGCAGCCAATTGCTCTCGCGCTCGTTCTTCAGGCGGGAATAGCGCTTTTCGAGCTGGTCGCGCAGAGAGTCGGCCAACTTACACCCCCAATAGCGTTTTGTTGCTGGTGTTGGCGCCGCCCAGTACACCGGACGCGCCGGTGAGGATGGTGCCGTTTTGGCCGGACTGGGCCAGGCGCCGGCGGCGCTCGGCATCAACAGCGGCCTGTACCGAATCGCTGCTGGTGGTCGGCGCGGTGGTGGTGGACGTCACTGACCCTGCGGCAGCCTCAGCCGCAGCTTTTTCACGGTCGGCCTTGCCGAGGAAGCCGGTCTGCTCGCCGGTCAGGTTTGGCAAGCCGAGACCTTCGAGGATCACGTCCCCGCCGCGCAGCGGATCCAGATCGATCGCCTTGTTCACCAGCTTCTTGATGCTTTTGCCACACATGTTCATTTCTCCCCGTATGGGTCGTAGTCGGATTCCAGCCCGTTGTTGCTGCCGCCGTGGCCGTAATCGTGAAATTGGCTTTTCATCACCGGCATGGCGAACGTCAGCGCCAGCGCATCAGCATCGTCGGGCGAGATGCCGAGGCGTTTCTTGATAGCGTCTTTCTTCTCCAGCGCGATTTGGTCGCTGCCGTTGTGTCCGTACATCGGTGATGTCAGCTCGGCTTCAAGCTCTGGGCAGGCATTGATTGCCAAGCCGGCACGCAGCGCCTCGCGCATCTGCCACCACATGTACGTCCGCATGTTGGCGTAATGCCGATCAGGTGCAGCGCTGGCGAAGTTCACGTCGAGGATGACCACGCCAGGCATCAGCCGGCGCAGTTGGTCAGCTACCGGGCCACCGACACCCGTGGAGTCCACAAACACCGCGTCGGGCCGGTGGTCCTGCACAGCGGTGCAGACCTTGGCGATGAACAGCGTTGTGTCGCGGGTTTCGCTGCCGGGAATCTTGATCGCCGGTATCGATCGGGTGTCGAGGCCGCGCCGGAACCTGATCACGTTGCTATCCGCGCCGCCCCGGGCAATGTCGATGCCACAGACCAAGGCGTCGTCGAGTCCGAACACCGGCTCGCGCTTCATGGCATCCGCCACCCAGTCGGTCGGGATCAGTTGCAATTCGGAAGCCCTCGGGAACATGCCGCGCACACGAATGCGGAAGAAGTCGCTGTCCTCGCCGTAGTCCTCTTGCCACTTGGCGAACTGGACTTTGTTGGTCCCGTCCACCGTGCGGCTGTCGATCTGGCGAGGATTCCAGCGGTGTTTGTACTTCGAGAAACACTGGCGGAAGCGGCCGGTGTTCTTGGTCGGGTTGCCGAAGGCCACCCAAATGATTTCGGTGTTCTCGTCGGTCAGCGCACCCTCGGCCACTTCCCAGACCAGGTCGGCGATGGCTGACGCCTCGTCGAACACCAGCAGCAGGCGTTTGCCTTCGTTGTGCAAACCGGCGAACGCCTCAGTATTGCTCTCCGACCAAGGCACGGCGTCGATGCGCCAGTTCTTTTCGTGCTCCGGGTCATTGCTGATCAGCGCAGTGGCCGTCAGTCGAAACCAGTGGGCGGTGATCGACAACCGGTTCCACTTCGCGACCTCTGGCCAAGTCTTGGTGCGCAGCTGGTTCTCGGTGTTGGCCGTGACCACACCACGGGTGTCGGGGGCTGTATCAAGCGCCCACTTGATGATCCACGACACCAGCGCCGATTTACCGATGCCGTGGCCGCTGGCAACCGCTTCGTGGATGACCTCACCCAGATCCTTGGCACCGGCGCGGATTTTCTTGCCGATATCGTCGAGGACATCGATCTGCCACTGGCGCGGGCCGGTCTTGTTGGCCAGTTCCGTGCCCGGCTCACCCCATGGGAAGGCGTACCAGACGTAACCCAGCGGGTCATCGGCGAATGAAAGTATGTCCTCGACCAGTTGTTGTTCGAGATCAACCTCTGGCGCGGTCAAGGCGTTCACGTGCTTTTGCCATCCGCTGCGAGGTGGTGAGATTGACGTCTACCGCCAGCTGCTCACGGAAAGCGTTGACGTTGACGTGTTTGCCCAGCAGCTCCAGGTTCTTGACCTTGTCTGGCCACTTGATCTTCTTCATCAGGCCAACCAGGTCGCGCTCCTTGCCGGCGCCCTCGAACATCTCGGCGATATCGAAGCCCGACAGCGACTGGCGCCAGACCTTCGGCCACTTCGAAAGCGGCTTGATCGACATGTCGTCGTCGAGGATGTCGAGCAGGTCCATCTGGTCGATTTCAGTCAGACGGTGCAGCACGTAGTCAGCGTCGATCTGCGTGCGCTTGTTTCGGGCCTCCATGGCAGCTTTGATCGCTGCTGAGATCTCTGGCCGCTCCATCAACTGGTAGGCCTGATCCTTGGCGCCCTTCTTCGCATAACCCGCACGGATGGCAGCCTGTGTTGCGTTCAGGTCAATCAGGTACTCGCGAACGAATGCCTGTTGCTTCGCTGTCAGGGCCATACGGTTGCTCTCTTACTCTGCTGTATCGGTCGGTGGGTTGGCGCCGGCTTCCTGCACCTGGACGGGATCGGTTTTCACGACAACCTCTTCAGCCCACAGGTAGCGGGAGAAGGCAGCGACCACACGACCTTCCGAGTAGAACCGCACACCGCCCTCAGCAAACTCCATGCGATCAGCGGTGATGTCGCGGGTATCGGCTTCGGTGCGAACTTTGAATTGGGGCATGGCTCAGTTTCCTTTCAGGCAGACGCGGCTGACGTAGTCCTGCAGCGCGGTCAGGGTGCGGATTGCGTCGTCGCCGTCGTTGGCGGTGGCGACAATTCGTTCAGCAGACGCGGGGTCAAGTTCGGCTCTCGCTTCTGCATCATCCACGCGGGCGGCGCCGGCGGCGGCTCGCACTGCGGGACAGTCGGCCTTGACGGACAGCCGGTGAGCGCCAGTAGCGACAGCAGTACGAAGCTGGTTGTTAGCGGTCTGGGCATCGGTCAGGGCCTTTGTGTGTTCTGTGTCGAGCTGGGCCAGCAGGCGCTGGGTGTTGCGGCGGGACTCGGCGCCCCTGGTCAGCGTGGTGACCTTCTCGGTAGCGCTGGCCAGATCCTTGGCCTGCGACTGGATGTGTTGCCAGCCAAACAGAATCGCCACCGCACACGCGGCAAGGGCAATGAGCAGGTAGCGATTCATGGTGTTGTCCTTACGCCTTACTGCAACCGTATTGGCTTTCAGCATGCAGGCGCTGTTTAAGCTCATACCCCATCAGCGGCCAGATCTTTTGTTCCGCGTTCTGGCGGGCAATCTTGCGCCCGATCTCGGCGTTGAAGTTCTCCGGACTGGCGCAGGCCGACTCGCCGGTGACGGTGAAGCCGTTGCGCAGCACCAGGACGCAGAAGGTCAGCAAGGCCAATTCTCCGTGCGCGCCGGTGAGTCGGGTCAGCTCATCCTGTGAACTGAAGGCGGCCTGCACACCATCGGCAGCAGTAAAGAAATACTCACCAACGATGTTCGCTTGCAGGTCAGCCGGTGTGATGCGGGGAGCGGTCAGGCCCTTCGCCTGAATTTCTTGCTCAATCGTTTTGTCGTTCACGGTGTTTGCCTCTGGTGGGGGAATGTCAGGCCAGCGCTTTCAGCGCGACCTGGTACAGCGCTTTGCGTTCTTCGGCACCGTGCGGCACGCGTCCGCGCCGGCCGGTGTTGATCAGGCTGCCGATGTTCTGGATGTCGCCGGCATCGGCCAGGGCGTTCAGGAACCGGCTGTCCCAGTACCAGGCGGCGGACATCGCGGCATGCTGCGGCCGCTCCAGTAGTTCTGGATGGGTGAGCAGATCCATTCCCAGGCCAGCGCCGCATGCGATGTAGTTCGACTTACCGGTGATCTGGATCAGGCCACGGCCGCGAAACTTCCAGCCGTCGCCCGGGGCGGTGTTGCCCATGCGGGCGTTGTAGACCGCGTTTGCGATTCGCTCAGGCTTGCGCGCGTACTCGGCCGCCAGCTTTGCGTCGAACATGCTCGGCCAGGTCTTTTGCAGGCCTTCGGCGCTGTAGTTCAGGTTCTCCACCACGCGGGACATACGCCCGCTTTCGTGTCCGACCTGAGCCAGGAACGCAGCAACGCGCAGCGGCGTGTCGATCTGGAACCGCTCGCAGGCGTTGTTCAGCGGGTCAGCCCACAGGCGTGCAGTGGCGTCATGGCAGCGCATGATCGCCACCAGGTGGGAAGGTGTGATTTTCATTGGAATATCTCGGAAGAATCAGCGGCTGTACCAGGTCATCTGGTAGCGCTTGGCGTCGTCTGGGATCAGGTCAATCGGCCAGCGCAGGCACTGCATGTAAGCCCGTTCCGGCCGATTTGGCCCCCTTCGAACCGTCTGGACCAGATAGGCCGAACCGCCTGAGGTGACGATGAAATCGCCAACATCGATCCCATCAGCGCCATCCACGTACAACTTGCACGGCGTGTAGGGCTGCTTTGGCATGAACTTAACTCTGCGGCGCCGGTGGATCCTGGTCGCGCAGCTTCGACTGCTGGATTACACGGGCAATGGCTACAGCAACGCTCAGCACCATGTTCACGCTGGCGAACACCAGCGGATCAACTGCGCCTTGGAACACCGACCACGCAGCGGCGGCAGCGTTGAGGACGGCGCCCAGAATCGCCAGCTGCACACTGGTCATGCGCCAGAACTTGCGCCACTCGGGGATCAGTTTCATTTGCTCGGCTTCGCGTCTGGGAGTTTTTCGAGGCTTTCGGCGTAGCGTTTCCATTCGTCTCGGCTTTTCAGGGCTTGCCTGAGCTTGGCGTCCATTGGCTCAGGTGTTTCGCAGGCGGTTGTTGAATACCGGTACACGGTCGTGTGTATTGCGACAGGTTGCGGCCGAGGGATGTCCTTGTGCGCGCAGCCGGTCAGCACCAGCACGGCAACAAAGACGGCTCTCACTTGGGCCGCCCGGTCAGCACCAGCGTCTTGAAGCTCTCGGTCATGCTGGTGATCTGGAATTCTTGGCGCTGCGTGGCGGTGCGCAGGGTGTCGACCATCTTGTCGTTGGAATCGCGGGAGCGCTCCAGGGATTCAACACGCTGCGTCAAAAGCGCCTGATTGGTCTGGTACGTGCCGAGCTGGGCCTGTAGCGCTGAGAGCGAACCGACCACGTACACGAATGCCCCGATGGCGCCGGCGGACAGGATTGTCTGCAACACAGGCACGACCAGTTTGAACACCGTGCTGTCGGCGATTCGGGATACGTCGGTCATTTGTCTGTCTCGGAAACGAAAAAGCCCCGCACGACGGCGAGGCTCAGGATTGAATTCCAGGCAACAAAAAACCCGCACTTGGCGGGTTTCTGGGAGCTGGGCGTAACTTTGCAACTTGGGGAAAAGGTACCGGAACACTCATCATTTGGTCAAGCGACCCGTTTTGCGACGTCACCGACGCGCTGCCGCTGGTTCCAGTACTCACAGATCCGGTCGCTGTACAGCAGGTGGCGCGACTGGTTTTCGTGCGTGTCACTGCCCCACTCCCGGCGGTACGCGGCGCCGTAGTTGTTCATGCGGCGGAACCAGCGGCGCAGCTGATCCACGTCCATGGCGTTCAGGCGATTGTGCAGCGCCTCACGGGAAGAACCACGGCGCGCGGCGTACGCTTCAGCACGCTGATCGGCGACATGCTCGCGGTCGTAGATATCCCACCGGCAGCTCCCGAAGACTTTGCGCTCAGCCATTCGCACGATGACCGCCGCAACAGGCTTCAGCGCCTTCGCGTCGAGCTGATCCACGGCACGGGCGATGATTGCCCACACCGGCGCCCAGTCCCGCGCCCAGTTGGCCACGGCGAACTTTGTGCCGTACCAGTCCTGCACGAACTCAGCCACACGGCCAGGGCCCCAGGCTTCGCGGCCATTCACGGCGGCCTGATGGCTCTTGATCGCCGCCAGAGCCATCCAGTAAGCCACCTCCCGGCGCTTGGCCGGGTATCCGTCAAGGTCCACGGTGAGCCAGACCAGAGCGTGCGCGACGTTGATGTCCTGGCCGTTCGCGACAGGCGAGTACAGCGCGTGCCCGAAGTGCTGCAGCGGCTTGGGCAGCGTGCCAATGGCTGATTGCACAAGACCGGCGGCCAACATGTGGGCGCACCGGCCGTTGCTGTCGCGCATGGACGGCATGGTTTCACCGACTACGCGCCCCTTCTTCCCCAGCTTGATCCGCTCCTGAGCCGCTGCCAGCACCGAGTCACGGCTTTCGTGAAGCGCTTCCCGCCAGGCTTGCCGCGCACTGATCAGTTTCATGGTTCTCCCCTTGTTGCGTAGTTCTGCGTAGTTCGGTGAATCACTGGCAAACGGTCGGCAGACCGAGCGTGTAGAGCTTGAATGCGGCGAAGACCAGTACGGTCAACGCAGCGGCACCGGCGGCGAGTACGGTGTTCATGATGGCTTCCCCTCAAGCGGAACAACCCGGACCATCACGCCCGGGGTCTCGCCGAATTTCTTGGACATGGACACGTTGGTGACCTGCACGTCGTCCTTGAAGACGATGCCGTTGATGCCGTCGCAGATCGCTTTCAGCACGTTGTCGATGTCGGGTTTTTTGGTGGGTTTCACGTCGCCGGCGAGCGCTTCGGCGCGTTTCTTCTTCGACCAGGACTGAGCAACGGACACGATGATTTTCAGCTCCATCAGCACCGGGCCGGCGATTAGGTCACGCCCAGCCATGGCCGTCTGAGCTGCGATCGCGATCAGGTTTTCGTAGCTGGCGGTCTTGGCTGGCGTGAACATGCGAGCGTGTCCGCCGATGGTGGTAACGCGTGGTCTGCCCTTGCCCACGGCGTCGCCTGGTACCACGAACGCGACGGGATTCAGATCAGACATGGTCATCTCTCCGGATCTTGAGCGTCGCCAGCAGCAGCGCACGGCAGGCCTTGGGGTCTTTGGGGATTTCGAGGACGTCGACGATGCGGTCGACCTCGTTACGGCTGTGCTCAAGCTGGACCTGCTGGCGCGGACGCATGCCGTCATGACCCAAGCCCTTGGCGATACGCCCTTCAAGCGGCTGGCCGGTCTGGGCGCGGCGCATGACGATGGCGTAGTTGCGCTCGAAGCGCTGGAACAGGGCTTTGTCACCGTGGGTGGCCGTTCGCAGGTCGAACGTGCTGGTGGCTTCGGCTGCGACCTTGACGGCCTTGTGGCTGTAGGTGCCGCGCAGGGCTTCATCCCACGCCTGCTGGGTGCTTGGCAGGTCGTTGACTTGTTTGCACAGGTCGAGGAAGTCGCTTGGCGATGGTGGGAATTTGCACTCCTGCACCATGCGATGCAGTCCGCGGTTCACGGCTTCGTCGCCAAGTTCGTGAATCACAGACATCCACACGCGGCGGGCAAGCTGTTCGGCCTTGGTATCGCCGTAGTGTTTCTCGTACCAGGCCGGGTAGGCGGTCTTCAGAGTTGCGAAGATTCGGCGCACAGCGCTGCGCACCTGGTGCTCAAGCTGAGTGACGTTCTCCGGTACCGGATCACCAATTGGGGTCGGTGAGGATGTCGTGAGCGTTGCGCGTGCGTTTTGGAGCAATTCGTCCACCGGTTTCATGGGATAACCCCTGTGCTTGTTGGGTGCGGGCTTGGCGTTTCAGTTGCTGGGCGAGCGCGTGTTCCCACTGGGCCTGTGTCTTCAGGTCATCGGGGCGGCTGATCCAGTACGAGCGGAATTCGAGAAGTTGGTCGGCTTCGAAGGTCTGGCCGGCCATGCCGTTGCGAAACAGAACGGCGGTGAACGTCTTGGGGTCTGGCTCCCAAGCGTCGTGCAGCGAAAATTTCGTCTGCGCGGTATGTGTGTGTATTTCTGTATCTGTATCTGTATCTGTATCTCTTATCGTTGAGTTTTCGTTCAACGGAATTTCAACGGGCGTTGAACGCTCGTTCACAGCCTTGTCTTTCCTGGCTTTGGAGCGTGCTGCCCTCGCCTCAGCCGAGGCTTTTCCTGCTGCACTGCGCTGACTTTGGGATGCGTGAACAGCCTCCAAATCACGTTCGATTCGGTCGTGAACCCACTCGCCTGAACACTCGTTGAAAAACTCGTTCAACGACCGTTCAACGTCCGTCCAACGCTCGTTGGAAAGCCTTGCAATCCGAGCCAGTCGCGACACTGGGATGGGTTTTCCGGTCTGCCAGTAATTGAAGATCAGCAGCAGGTATGCACCGTGTTCCTCAGTGGTCAGGTGCATGGTGTCAGCCAGGTAATCGGCGACGTAGAGCTGCATGTACGGGAGCGCGGCCACAGTCAATCCTCCTCGAGCTGGTCGACGTGCTGGACATGCTCCATCCAGCGCTTTGCCTGGTGAAAGATCGCCTCGATATCTCGCTGGTTAAAGCAGCGCATCTCGTTGGGAACGATCTTCAGGTCGAGGACAGACAGGATCTGAGCGAACTGCTCGAACTTCTCGGGCTTCATGCGACTGATGGTTGCTTCATCGCAACCCACTGCAAGCGCCACAGGCCCGTTGCCGATCGATGCAAGCCGCTGCATTAGAACTGCGTAGTTCTTGCGGGCCCTTACGGTCTGCTCTTGGTTCAATGGGCTGGACATGATCAGGCAGCCTCTTCTCCGGATGCGGGAAACCGCTCCGGATAGAGGATGTGGATTTCGGTGATTTCACCGCCGAAGACCTTGCTCAGGTTCTCCGCAAGAGCTGCGGATGCACGCTGAACACCGCGCTCGACGCGGGAAAGGTTGCCGGAATCGACGGCATCACCGAGCTGCGCAAGACGGGCCGAAACATCGGCCAGCGTCCATTTCTTTGCGAGTCGGGCACGTTTTAAGGGGGTCATGGCAAGTCGCCTTGAGTGGAAGACGAGTTGATTTTGCGCATTGCGCAAATTAAGTGCAAGCCAAATTTGCGCATGGCGCTTTGCGCGGGACGCAACAGATAAAGAGAATTGCCAGATGGATATAGGTCAGACAATCAGAACCGCGCGGAAGGCCAAAGGCTGGACGCTCGACGAACTTGCGCACCAGGTCGAAACCGACGCTGGCAATCTTTCACGGCTGGAGCGCGGCAAGCAGTTTGCGAGTAAAGAGCTGCTCGGGCGAATCATGAAAGTTCTAGGAATTGAACTGTCCCAGGCGCAAGACGCCGGGATGTCGAACGTGCAGATGGCCCTGCAACCAAGCCGGGAGCCTAAGGAATATCCGTTGGTGAGCTGGGTCATTGCTGGTGAGTGGGCGGAGTCCTGCGACAATTTCCACCCGGGCGATGCTGATGAATGGATTGCCTCAACAGAAAATGCCGGAGAGCACGGCTTTTGGCTCACGGTGCGCGGCGATTCGATGACCTGCGCTGGCAACCCCAGCTTCCCGGAAGGTTCGCGCATCCTGGTGATGCCAGAGGCCGAGCTGATCAGCGGCAAATATTACGTGGTCAAGATGATGGACAGCGGCGAAAGCACCTTTAAGCAGTACATCGAAGATGCTGGGCTGAAATACCTGCGCCCGCTGAATCCTGGCTACCGTACCATCCAGATCAACGGCGAATGCAAGTTCATTGGCCGAGTGATCGACACCAAAATGACCGGCCTTTAACCAGGTACCCGCCATGACCGCGCTTATTACCCAAGACTCCGCAACCGGTGCCCTGTTCACTTGCGGACTGCTACTGATCGCCTTCGCCGGCGGGACTTACCTGCTCTTTGATTGGGCGCAGTCCGGGATTCTGTTCTGCATCGGCATGGCCGTATGCTTAGTCACCTGCGTGATTTCCGCCCTGCTCGGCGAGAAAGCTTCTCGCGGCGATATCGCCACAATGGTCGTCGGCTCGGCCTTTTTCATGTGGCTGATCATCCGCAACATGTAACTCCCGCCACCCCGTAAATCAGCCCGCCAATGAGCGGGCTTTTTTTCGTCTGCTGTTTTTGCAAATTTGCGCTTGACGCAAATTAAACTTTGCGCATAATGCAATTCATGAGTTGCGCATTGCGCAAATTCGAAACCCGGCGAAAGCCAGCGCTCTTTAGTTTCACCGCTTCACCTTGCCGGATCACCACCGGCCCAGATTCAAAGGCAGCGATGAACCGGCCTCAACGGTTCAGAGGGTTGGCAACTGACCCGGGCGTGCAGCGTAAAGCGCCAAATCCAGTTTTCCGGCGGACAGGGTCGCGGTCGGACAAACAACTTGAAGTAGCCGATGACTGACGCCAGTAGCGGGTCACGGCGGAAAGCATCACTGGAGCGCCTTGGCGACAGGGCGTTCTGGGATGACAACCGGAGGGCATCACAATGTTCAACATGGCAACTATGGCGGCTGACGAGTGCCGCGATGACTCATCTTTCCACGCTTATCGTGACTGGCTGAACAGGGCTGGAAATGTCCTTGGGCATTACGTCGTTGAGGGATCGCAGGAAGAAAGCGACCTGTTCGACCTTTATTCGGATGGCTGCATGCCACGCGAGGCGGTAACTGAGCTTCGTGCGCAACAGGCAATGATCTCAGCATGACGGGCCTTTTCCTGATGCACCTGGTGACGGGTGCATTGGGAAAACAACCGGAGACACACCATGCTCCTGATAATCCTGATCGGCGCAGCGCTGAATCATGTGCGGCCAGAACCGCCTGATGACGTACGGCTGCCAACCGATCCACTGCGCTTTCATCGCCAGCACTGGCGATGTATCACCGGGGTCACAGTGTTCTGGCACTGATGATCCCGCCCAAAACAACCGGAACTCATTGAGCGACACCAGCAAGCTGCATCTGAGCAACAAAAAAAGCCCCTCCCGTCCAGTTGGGGCTTTTCTTTCCCGACACAAACCCGAATGCACTCACCCCGCGCCCAACGGCAACCAGCGGAGCGAACGAGTGCATCCAAGTTTTGTTGGATCAATACCCGCCACCACGGAGGCGAACGCCATGACGTACGAAGTGATTGTTGAATGGTTTGTGCTGCAGGTCGAGGTGACTCACTGCGAGAACATCCCGCCTTGTTTCAATGCCTGGAACAGCGACTGGGACTTCTACGGAAGCCGGGAACTGGAGTTCAAGGTTCTGTCGGGCAACACCTACGACAACGACGGCGTTCGCATGAGCGTTACCAGTGAAGAGCTGAGGGTGTTCGCCAATCAATACACCCAACAGATCGAGACGGCGCTGTGGGTTGAGATTGACGCCAACAAGCGCCGGGAACGGTGGGCAGCATGAGCCGCGCACATGACACCGCGCTAGGCATGATTGATTCGCGGTTTGCCCTGCTGCGCGCTGGCGACTCGTCGGCGCAACTGTACGCTGAAACGAGCATGGCCATCGAAATGGCCCACGCTCTCGGTGCGATCGACCTCAAAGAGCACCGCCACTACGTCTCCCGGCTGGATCATTTCTACCAAGCGCAAGCCGAGGCGTTCCTCACCGATATTCGGAGGTCAGTTCCGTGACAATCACCGCCAAGAACTGCAAGGAACTCGCAAAAGCTCTAAATCTTCGGGGCTTTTTTTTGGTTACCGATCTGCCGCCGTTCACCCGCATCGAGATCCGGCGCGGTGAAATCGTGGTGCGCATGCCATGACCACCAACCAGCGCTACCGGCGCCGCGCGATCCGCGCAATCTCGGCCGTTGTCGGCCTCACCTTCCTCACCATAGTCCTGCTGGCGCCTGCGCTCGGCGGGTACATTACTCAGTAGGTAACACAATGCCGATCGATCCTCGGGCAAACGCCCCCGAGCGTATTGCTGCGCCAGCACCGCTGCCTCACGTCAGCCGCCGCGCACTCAAACGCGTGAAAAACCCGCTTGCAGTTCCAACCAGCTGCCGCTATTGCGCAGGCAGCGTGGAGCTGGTCAGCAACTCTGAAATCTACAACGGCCGAGCATACGGGGATTGGCCATATGCCTACCTCTGCACTGACTGCAAAGCCTACGTTGGCCTGCACCCTGATACGGATATCCCTTTGGGCACGCTGGCAAACGAGCAGCTCCGGAAAGATCGAAACGCAAGCAAAGCAATTTTCCACCGTCTGAAAGAGGCTCGCGGATTAAGCCGAACTCTTGCCTACCAGTGGCTCGCTGGAAAGATGGGTGTCAGCGTCGATGAATGCCATTTCGGCTGGTTTGATCACGAAAGATGCGCACAAGCGTCGCGTGTATGTCTCGACGACATGAGTGCCAGCGGCACCATGACGGCGTCCTTTTCAAAGGCGCGGGGGTGAGCATGAGCAACGTAACCACCGTCCGCGCCTCGTCTTGGGGTTCGCTATTCGACTGCGCCTTCAAGTGGGAGTGGATTCACTTGCTGGGCCACCGTTCGCCAGGCAGCCCGCGCTCGCAACTCGGTACCGCGATTCACGCCGGCACCGCGGCTTTCGACTCGGCCAGGATCAACGGCAGCAACCTGTCGGCCTTCGACACCGCCGAGATGTTCGTGCACACGCTGCGCAACCCGGATTACGACGTGGACTGGCGTGGGTCGGACATTACCCTGGCGCAGGCTGAGTCGATCGGCCTGCAACTGCATACCAAATACTGCAACGAGATCAGCCCGCGCTATGAATTTGTGGCGGTTGAGCGCACGGCAACGCCGCTGGAGATCGATTGTGGTGGTGGGATTATCGTCCGCCTCACTGGCCAGCTCGACCGGGCGCGGATCTGCAAGACCGGCACCGGCAAAGGCATTGCCGACGTGAAGTCGGGCCGGGTCGCTGCATCCGATGGCAAGGCCAAAACCAAAGGCCACGCCGCGCAGATCGGCACCTACGAAATCCTCGAAGAACACACCACTGGCGAGCCATGCACCGCACCGGCTCACATCATCGGCCTGAAGACCGGCGGCAAGCCGGAAACGGGTATCGGCGAGATCCGCAACGCCCGCCAGATGATGGTCGGCACCGAAGAATTCCCCGGCCTGATCCAGATCGGCGCCGACATGTTCCGAACTGGCCTGTTCCCCCCTAACCCACAGAGTTTTCTGTGCAGCGCACGCTACTGCCCGCGCTGGTCCTCCTGCCCTTACCACGAATAACGAGGCTCACCATGACTCAACCAACCCAACTGGCGGCAATGCAGACCAGTGCTGTTGCGCCACCGAAAACTGACGCGCCGATGTCTTTGCTGACCGGTTCGGGGTTTGACCAGATCCAGCGAGTGGCAAAGGCGCTGGCCGGCTCCACGCTGGTTCCTGTTCAGTACCGCGCCTTCACTGAGGTGAAGCAAGGCGGAAAAGTAACTGGCTACCAGCCAAACGGCGCCGGCCTACCGAACTGCATCGTTGCCCTGAACATGGCGCAGCGTATGGGTGCCGATCCTCTGATGGTGATGCAGAACCTGTATGTGATCGAGGGGCGCCCAAGCTGGTCAAGCCAGTTCATCATCGCTGCGATCAACAGCTGCGGACGGTTCAGCCCGCTGCGTTTCGAAATGAGCGAACCAGGTGAAACCGAAAAAGTTGAATACGAGGTGAAGACCTGGATCAACAACAAGCCGACTCAGGTCAAGAAAACTGCCAACGTTCAGCACCGGACGTGCCGCGCCTGGGTCATCGAGAAGGACACCGGCGATCGCCTCGATGGCCCAACCGTGTCGATTCAGATGGCCATTGATGAAGGGTGGTTGACCAAAAACGGCAGCAAATGGCTGACCATGCCCGAGGTTATGTTGCGTTATCGCGCGGCCAGCCTGCTGGGCCGGCTGTATGCCCCCGAACTGCTGATGGGTTTGCAGTCCCGCGAAGAGGTCGAGGACTTCATCGACGCCAAGCCAGACGGCGCAGGCAACTTTGCAGTGGATTTGACGGACCTGCGCGACAAGGAGCCTGAGCCGCCGTCAGTTATTGATGATGACGTCGACGAAGCCGATGTTGACGCATCAGTTCTGGCGAAAACCGCATTAGATGCGGAAAAAACTGCATCAGAAACGGCAGGAACTGCAACAAATCAGGCCGAAACCGTTACAGAAACCTCTGAAACCGACACCAAACCCGCCGATACCGGCGACCTGCAGCTCGAGTAACCACAATGGCTACTCAATCGGTCATCGAGATTTACGACCGCGTCGAGGAATTCCAAGCCCTGTTAGCCGCCGCTGAGCTTCACGCCAGCGGCGCCTGGGAGCTGGAATTTACCGAGAACCTGCGGGCCAACTTCAAGCGCTACGGCGCCCACACCAACCTGAGCCCGGCGCAACAGTCGAAGCTCGAACGCATTGCGAAAGCCTGAGGACACCCCATGAAACCTGAACACAAGGCAATCATTGAGCGCGCCAAGATGGCGGACGTTCCGCCCTCCTACATCGCCCACGAACTGCTGGTGCACGATCTGGTTGAAGCCGGTCTGTTTGAACTGAAGAACCTGCACTCGCCTTACAGCAAGCTGAACGAAGGCCAACAGCAGGAAGTGATTGACCGCCTGACGGAGTCTGCCGAAAAGGCCGTGCACAACGCGATTGCGATCATCAGCTCGCGTAACGTCTCGACCATCGAAGTCACGATGAAAGAGGTCAAATTCAACTCCAAACAGTTGACCCTTACGTCGATCGTCGACGCAAAAGACCCGAACCGACATGACCTTATCGACAGCGCCGGCCGCCTCTGCCTGTTGGTGATGGCGCCCGACGACTATGCCGAAGGCCTCGACTTCATCCAGCCGGATCGCGATCAGCATGATTTGCCGCTGCACGTCAGTAACCTGACCGGCAGCCTTTTCGGCGGCAGTACCGGGCCAGATGAACCAGACGGCGAACAGCTACCCGATCATGACGGCGACGGTGAAGACCCGCTTTACGCCGATGCCGTCAGTTTCGTGATCACCAGCCGCCGCGCCAGCATCAGTGCCGTTCAGCGTGCACTGAAGATCGGCTACAACCGCGCAGCGCGCCTCATTGAAGCCATGGAAACCCATGGCATCGTCACCGAGATGGACACCAACGGCGGTCGCGAGGTGATCGCAACTGCTCCTGAGTTCGCCGAGGTCGACGACGTTCACGAGATCGGGCAGAACCCTGTCGTTACCACCTTCGGAAAGGAGTTCGGCGACTTCAGCTACGAAGATGCCGCCCAGTTGGTGGTGCTGCACGCCAAGACGGTCGATGTCGCCTACCTGCAACGCCGCCTCGAAATCGACAGCGATCAGGCCACCACCCTGCTGCTGCGCCTCGTCGACAACGCCGTAATCGAACTCGAAACCGAAGGCGAAACGTCCCTCGAAAACACCTACAAGGTCATCGCCGAGCTGGCGAACCTCGACCTGGAGTAACCCACCATGCGCCTGAACCACCTGTTCGTTGAAAACTTCCAAGGTCTGCACGCGTGCAACCTGGACCTGTCCGCCCCCATCACCCTGGTCAGCGGCCCGAACGGCGCCGGTAAGTCCAGCCTTCAGGAAGCGATCAACCTGGCGCTGGGCGGTCAGGCGCGTGTTTCGCTGAAGAAGGACTACCAGTTGCTGGTGACCGAGGGCCAGAAAAAGGCCCAGATCATCGTCAGCCACGACGACGTTGCCAGCAGCTACACGCTGCCCGCCGGTAAGGGCGACCACACACTGGCGACCGGCGACGAATACCTGCCCTACGTGCTCACGCCCGGGCTGTTCGCCAGCCTGAAGGACGTCGAGCGCCGCAAAATGCTGTTCGCTCTGACCAAATCCAGCAGTAAGCCACAGGTTGTTGTCGACAAGCTGCTGGCCAAGGGCGCAAACGCGGACAAGATCGAAAAAATCAAACCGTTGCTGCTGAGCGGGTTCGCCGCTGCTCAAGACCAGGCCAAGACCTACGCCGCCGAAAGCCGTGGCGCCTGGAAGGGCTTGACCGGTGAGGCTTACGGCGACGTCAAGGCAGAAGGCTGGACGGTTGATATCCAGCCACTGCCGGACGACGCACCGGAGCTGACTGCCGATGATTTGGCAGCCGCTCAGGCTGATCTGACCAAAGCGTCCACCGAAATCGAGAAAGGCACTCAGCACCTGGGTGGCCTGAACGCCAAGCGCGACGCGGCCAACAGGCTGGATGAACGCCGCGCAGCGCTGGAAGCGGTTTATCTGGAACTGAACCGCCGCAAGAACAAGCTCGAAGCGACCAACAAAGAGCTGGAACCATGGAAGGAAAAGGTCAGTACCGCCGAGCAGCAGGTGCAAGCCTTCAGCGGTGAGAACCCATGCGAATGCCCATCCTGTGGCACAAAGCTCAAGATCGTCGGCAAGGTGCTGGAGTTGTTCAAGGGCAAAGCGGCGGACGCCGGCAAGCTGGCAACTGCGCAGGCCGAACTGAAGAAGGCGAACGACGCTTACAACCTGCTCGCCCGCACTCAGGTAAACGACCAGAAGGCCGTGGACGAATCGGAACAAGCCGGCCGCGACCTGCAAGCGCTCACCGACGGCATGGACGAGCCTGTCACTGACGCCATGATCAAGCGCGTCGAGGACGCCATTCAGGTGCAGCGCAACCTGCGCGATGCTGCCAAGGCCAAAGTTCAAGCAATCAGCGATCGACTCGACCTGCTGGCCAGTGCTGAGCAGAAAGCGATTGATGCCGGCAAACACCACGCCGACGTCAAGGAGTGGTCGGCCATCACCGACCTGCTGTCTCCCGACGGCATCCCGGCCGAGATCCTGGCCGGCGCATTGAAGCCGTTCAACGAAAGCCTGTCCAAGTCGTCCGGACTGTCTGGCTGGAAGAAAGTGCAGATCGGCGCCGACATGAACATCACCGCCGGCGGCCGACTGTACACGCTGCTTTCGGAGTCGGAACGGTGGCGCGCTGACTGCCTGTTGGCCCTGGCCATTGCAGAACACTCTGGCCTGCGCTTCCTGATCCTCGATCGCTTCGACGTACTCGACCTGCCTGGGCGCGGCCAGTTGCTCGGCATGCTGAAGGCCATGGCAAACGCCGGCGCCATCGACAGTGCCATCGTTTGCGGCACGCTCAAGGCGCCGCCGGCCAAGCTGCCGCCTGAAATCAACGCAGTCTGGATTGAAAACGGCGTAGCAGCCGGTACCGAACAACTTCAGAAGGCCAGCTGAGTCACCCCATCGCAATACCACAGGCGCCTACGGGCGCCTTCTTTTCGCCTGGAGAAAACCAATGTCCGAACTGATCTGCTTTTTCGACACCGAAACCACCGGCCTGCCATTGTTCAAGGAACCGAGCGAAGACCCGCGCCAGCCGCACATCGTCGACATCTGCGCCCTGCTTTACACCCCTGACGGGGTTCTGGTGGACTCGTTCGAAGCAATGGTCCGCCCTGATGGCTGGGAGATCCCGAACGATGTTTCGGTGATCCACGGCATCACCAACGAAATCGCGCTTGATCAAGGCATCGACGAAGGTCTGGCACTGGAAGGTTTCATGGAGATCTGGCGCCGCGCCGGCCTGCGGGTCGCTCACAACGTTTCGTTTGATGACCGGATTCTGCGTATCGGTCTGAAGCGGTTTTTCGGTGACGAAGTCGCCGACGAGTTCAAGGCCGGCCCGAAGTATTGCACCTGCCAGACCACCACCAACATCGTGAAATGCCCCCCACTGAAAAGATGATCGCCGCCGGCCGCAGTGGCCAGTTCAAGCAACCCACTGTTGCCGAAGCGCTTCTTCACTTCACCGGTGAGGAACTGGTCGGCGGCCACCGGGCGCGGCCCGACACCGAGGCCTGCGCCCGCATCTACTTCGCCATGAACCCGCCTGCTCAGGTGGCTTGACCAAACAGCAACACCCAAACGCCGGCGCCTGCCGGCGTTTCTCTTTCTCAAGGACACCGCCGCATGACGCTCAAGCGAATTCTCAAACACTTTCACATGTGCTGCGGCCTCGGCGGCGGCGCCAAGGGTTTCAACCGGGCCAAGCCCATCGTCGGGCATATCCAAGCCGAATGGCAATGCATCGGCGGCGTCGACGTCGACCCGGCCGGCCTGCGCGACTTCCAGCGTCTTTCCGGTGTACCTGGCACGCTCATGGATCTGTTCACCCGCGACCAGTACACACGGTTCCACGGTAAAGAGCCGCCAGCCGACTGGACTGAGGCGAGCGCCGACGATCTGCGCCGCGCTGCCAACAACGAACGTCCGGACGCCGTGTTTATTTCCAGCCCCTGCAAGGGCGCTTCGGGCTTGCTGTCCGAAACGATGAGCCTAACGCCGAAGTACCAGGCCCTGAACGAGCTGACGTTGCGATGCATCTGGCTGATGTGTGAGGCGTGGAAGGACGACCCGGTGTCGTTGATCGTCTTCGAGAACGTTCCGCGCCTTGCCACCCGTGGCCGCCACCTGCTCGACCAGATCAATAAGCTGCTGAACCACTACGGGTACGCAGTCGCCGAAACCACGCACGACTGCGGCGTCATCGGTGGCCTGGCCCAGAGCCGCAAGCGCTTCCTGCTAGTGGCCCGCCATATCGAGAAGGTCCCGCCGTTCCTGTATGAGCCGGAAAAGAAGACGCTCAAGTCTGTCGGCTCGATCCTCGGTCGCATGCCGCTGGCCGGCGACATCGAAGCCGCTGGCCCGATGCACCGGGTTCCGGCGCTCCAGTGGAAAACGTGGGTTCGTCTCGCCCTGGTCACCGCCGGAAAGGACTGGCGCAGCCTGAATGACTTGGCGATCGAGGACGGTTACCTGCGTGACCTGGTGATCGTACCGGAATACCGCGCCGGCTATCTTGGCGTGCATGAATGGCAAGACACCGCCGGCACCGTCGCCGGTCGCAGCAGCCCAACGAACGGCGCGTTCTCGGTTGCTGATCCACGCGCCAAAGCCGGCGCCCTGCAATATCAGCAGTATGGCGTTCGGCGCTGGGACGAAACGAGCGGAGCGGTGATCGGCGTCAAGTCGCCCGGGCAGGGGACGTTCAGCGTTGCTGATCCGCGGCGGCCTGGTGAAGGCTTCGGCAAGTATTTGGTTACACCGTTCGATAACGCCGCCGGAACTGTCATCGCCGGCAGCACCACGGGGCAAGGCGCCTTTGCTGTGCAGGATCCCCGGTATCACAACTGGCACCCGGGAGCGAGCAGCCGGAAGCTGGGCGTTTGTCCTTGGGATAAAACCGCGGGGACTGTCACAGGATCGCAGCAGGTGGCCAGTGGCGCACTCTCGATCGCAGATCCTCGTCCAGGCATGAAACGCACGAAGGGCGACGCGTACCTGACTGGCGGTCACTACGGCGTTGTCGGCTGGAACGAGCAATGCGGCGCCGTATCGGCCAGCGCCAAACAGGACAACGGCCGGTGGTCAGTGGCGGATCCCCGCATGCCTGAAGCCAACGACCGGTTGACCTACGTAATCGAAAGTCTTGACGGCACCTGGCACCGGCCATTCACCACACTCGAGCTGGCCGCACTGCAGAGTCTGGTAGAACCGGAAGAGCAGTTCGAGCTGGACGGCTTGAGTGATCAGGCATGGCGCGAGCGGATCGGCAACGCAGTGCCGCCGGCAGCCGCTGAAGCAATCGCCCACGTGATGGGCACCACCCTACTGCTGGCTGCCGCCGGCGAAACCTTCATGCTCAACAGCATGCCGATCTGGGTACGCCCTGTGGCTGTCGGTCTGAGCGTTTCTCAGCAGGTAACCCCATGAACTCAATCGCACAGCAGGCGCTGGCCAGCGCCTTGGGCAAAGCCCTTTCTGCTCCCGCAGGAAAAACCCAGCAAACACGGGCCACGGCGAAGGATAAAGGCGCGTTTGGCCCGGTCCCGCTCCCACAGCTGAACATCACAGGCCCGATCAATCGCGTCATGGAACTGGAGGGCAAGCGGTACGCGCTTGAGTTCGTCCGGGCGCTGGGATCGTCCATTCGGCGAGCGCCCATCCGGGAAAAGGCAGTTGCCGATCTGACCAGGTACGCCGCGCAGCAGCCGGCCAGCGTGGCCAGTGGCGTCAAGATCGTTATCGACGTGTTGAAGGGGGCGTGATGAAGACGCCCGCCGAGCGACTGACAGAACTTGCCGTTGCTTATGCCTCCTACCGTACGAGGCTGTTTGAGAATGGAAAGGCCATCAAGCAGGTGCAGAGCGATGCCGATGGCGCCTACTTCGACCTGAAGCCGTATCGCGATCGCTACTGGAACGACCCCGACGTTCATGACCTGGTGATGGGTCAGGTGATCGTCTGGCACGGCTGGGTTCATGCGATCGAGCAGTGCGAGCCGGACAAGGATCACGAAGAAGAGGAATGCGGGTACATGGCAACTGCACGCCTGATGGACGAGCGCCGCGACATCCAGCGTGATGGAGCACGCATCCGCGCGGCCATTACCAAGATCGGCAATCAATTACTGAAGGTTACGCCGTGAAGCGCTTCATCCTCCGAAACCACCCGTAATTCCTTCCCCCTTCAAAGTCAGCCGCTATAGCGGCAAGGACGAGAAATGCCTATCGAGAAAATCGAAAAGGAGGCTGACCTCTGCGCGCTGTTCATCCAGGAGTTCAACGAGCTGCCCGGCTGGACGTGCTACCCCGAGGCCGCCGGCTTCGACGTGCTGGTCGTTCATGAAGACGGCCGGCAGATCGGCGTCGAGGCAAAGATGCAGCTGAACGCCAAGGTGGCTGATCAGATCCTGCCCTGCCGCGGCGACGAACTTTACGGGCGCGCTGGGCCGGATTACCGGCTGGTGATCGTGAGCAAAATCACCGATGCCAGCAAAGGCATCGTGAAGATGCTGGAACATCTTGGCGTCAGAGTGCTGGTGCCGAGACAGAGCTGGACCCGGCAAGGCAACCGCATGACCTTCAGCCTCGACCATTCTCTGCTGGAGGTAAGCGGCCACAAGCCTTTTTACGACTGGTACATGTTCGACTGGAACCCGCCTGAGCGTTGCCAGGTGCCAGTGCTGGTGACGAACCTGCCCGCCGGCGTGCCCGCGCCCGTGCGCCTGACGCCGTGGAAAGAGTCAGCACTGAAGGTGCTGGCCCAGCTCCGGCGCCAAGGCTTCATCACCGCCAAACAGATCGCCAGCCACGGCATCGGCGTTACCGCATGGACGCAGGCGCCCGGGAGCAAGCCGGCGTGGCTGGCCAAGGGCGCCGTGCGCGGCACCTGGATCGAAACTGAACACATGCCTGCTTTCGACAAGCAGCACCCGGACGTCTACGCCTTGGCCGTCGAAACCCTGGCCGCCACAGCGCCAGCAGAACTGGAGTTATCACAATGATCTTCGCCCCGCTCTACATGGCCTACCTGATCTACAGGGGGCCGTGGCGATGATCGTTAAAATCGCATTTGATCCAACCAACCTGAAACCCGAGGACGAAGCCTGGCCCGCCTTCAACGCGGGCGGCCTCACCCTCAAGATCTGGGCGTTATACAAGAAGCACTTTGTCACCTCGCAACACTTCCGCGAATCCTTGGCGCAGATGGCCGAGCTGTTTGAGCGAATGCTCGACATCGATGACCACGATATCCGGCCTTACATGAATATCGACGAGTTCATGGGATACCTCGGCGCCTGCGGCATTTACGGGACAGTGGTCGGGCCACGGCATAAAGAAATGGCCGAGTGGGTTGTCAGGTACTGGGACTATTTCAACCTCTCCACGCAGCGAGCCGTGACGCTTCAGTTCAAGGTTTTGAAAGAAGTCGATGAGACTTTAACGATCTGCGGCTTCGGCCCTACCACCGCCTAACCCCCTCCCCCAACTCAACAGCCTGCCGGTGTACGGCGGGCGAGGTGTTCCCCATGAAAAAAGAGCAATTGCCAGAAGTGGTGGCAGCAGTCGCGCGCGCCATTGAAGCCGGTAAAGCAGCGGCAGCAGCCGCTCCGGACGATGGCGGTAGCGCAAACCTCGACCGGGTTTATCTCCGCGTCGGCCTACTCCGCGAGAAGACGCTCCACGATGCCGGTCTTCATGGCTGGATGCAGTCAGCCAGCACCTACCACGCCCGAGCGTTCCACCTCGGCGCACCGTTTGATGGCCAAGGCAATCGGCGCTATGCCGGTGTGCAGGCCATGTACAAGTCCCTCACATCCGAGGGCGTCGATTGCGGCGTCTGGTACCAGATGGATTAGCCATGACCAGCACCGGAAAGCTCAACGCCGGCGTGATGGAGTTCACCGCACGCTGTGACAAGTGCAACAGACCCCGCCACGTCGGCAACCACGACAAATGCAGCAAGGCCCGCCAGCGCGAGCATGCCGCACGGGAGAACGACCGTGACCAACCAACTACTTGAATACGGCCTGCGCCTGCTGGCGCTGGCCCAACTCTTTTGCTGAGGGCAATGAAATGGACGGAGTAATTCGCTACACCGCCGGCGACGCGCTGACCAAATCAACCGAGGATGCGCTTGCCGGACTGATGCCGGGGCATTGGGTTCGCGCCGCCGACTTCGACGAGCGCCAGGCGCAGGCCAAGCAGCGGGAAGTCGCGCTGCAGGATCGGCTGACAGCGGCGGAACAAAAGCTGGATGAACGCAGCGGTACTTGTGAATGGGAAGACGAAGATGGCGTCGGCACTTGGCACAGCGCCTGCGGGGTTGTCTGGTCCTTTCATGAAGAAGGGCCAGTTGAAAACGGCATGAACTTTTGCCACTCCTGCGGAAAGGCTGTGACCGTAAAGTCTGACGACCACGCATCAACTACCGATGCGAACGAACCGCCCTGCACAGCCTGCTTTGCACGCGGCTGCAACGGTGAATGCTCCGGTGACGGGGCGATGGGGGATTAAAACTATGAACACCGCACGCAATGACCACCACGAAGAACCGGTCGAATTCATCCGCCTGCCAGAGGTCAAGAAACTCGTAGGCCTGGGCACCACCAAGATCTACACGATGGCCGCCGAAGGCCTGTTCCCAAAACAGGTGCCGCTGGGCGGCCGCTCCGTGGGCTGGATCAAGTCCGAGGTTCTGCAATGGAACCATGCCCAGATCGCCGCTGCGCGTGGCACACCGGATCAGGCTTCAGCCTCCAGCGCGTCCAAGTAATCAGCCCAGTCCTGCATCATCCCCCGCCGCTGTTCCACGTATTCCGCGTGATTGTAGGTCTTCCTGACCTTGCTCGAACTGGCATGCGAAAGCTGCGCCTCGATCCAATCCTCGTTGTAACCCATCTCGTTCAAGGCCGTTGAAATCGTGGCACGTATCCCGTGCCCGGTCAGTTGGTCGTCATATCCCATGCGCCGCAATGCATTGTTGACCGTGTTGTCGCTGAGTGGCCTGGTCGGTTCATTCCGGCCGGCGATCAGCAGCTTGTAGCAGCCGGTCAACTTATGCACCTTGCGCACCTCTTCGACCGCCTGCCGCGACAGCGGAACCAGATACGGCGGTATCTCGTCCCCACCCTTGCTACGAATCACCTTCCTCAATTGCTTTACCGTATCCGGCGGGATCGTCCACAGCGCGTTATCCAGGTCGAACTGGCTGATGGTCGCCTGACGCACCTCGCCGGTACGCACCCCCGTCAGCAACAGTATTCGGATCGCACTCTTCACATACCCGGCCGTGCCCTTGAACGCCCGTAGGTCATGCAGGAACTTTTTCAGCTGGTGCTGGCGCAACATTGGGTTGTGCTTCACCGGCGGCTCTTTGGCGGCCACGATGTCGAGGTCAGACGCTGGATTCATTTCCAGATAGCCCGACGCAATGCCATACCGGAATATCTCATTCAGCCAGGCGCGGCACTTGCGCGCCGAGTTCAGTGAACCGCGATCCTCGATCCGGCGCAGGGCGGTCAGCACATCACCGCGCCGAACGTCGGCTATCGGGATTTTGCCCAGCACCGGGATCAGATCCTTGTCCAGGTAAAAGCGCGACTGATAGGCCGAGCCCTTCTTCGAATCAGCAACTCGAGGCGACTTGAATTTGTGCCATTCGTTGGCGACCACTTCGAACGTCTTGACGGCGTTGCCGGCGGCGACGCGCTTTTCCTCGCGGCGCTGCGATCGAGGATCTATGCCCTTGGCCACAAGCGACCGGGCTTGGTCCCGCAGTTCACGGGCTTCTTTCAGTGTAATTTCGGGGTAAGTGCCCAGCGACATGCGCGGCTGCTTGCCGTGCCAGGAGAACCTGAAGTGCCAGGACTTGGTGCCATTGCTGGCAATGAATAGGGAAAGGCCGCTGCCATCCGTGATTGTGAAGTCTTTGTCGGCCGGCTTGGCCTGTCGTACAGCGGTATCCGTGAGGGGCAT